CAACATCCGAAGGAAACGTACCCTTCACAGCAGCAGAAGAAACAGCCTGTGACGCAGAAGAAGCAACATGGGCAGCAGAGGCAGATGATCGTGCAGCAGCAGAGGCTAGAGATGAGCGTAATGATCTACTCGCAGCTACCGATTGGACTGCGAATTCTGATGTGACAATGACTACTGAAATGACAGCGTACCGCACTTTACTAAGAAATCTGCCAGCACAATCAGACTTCCCAACAACAATTAACTGGCCTACTGCGCCATGAGCCTGTATGGAAATATTGCAGCTAAGAAAAAACGCATTAAAGCTGGCTCTGGCGAAACAATGAAAAAAGCAGGGGCTAAAGGTAGGCCCACAGCTAATGATTTCAAGCAAGCCGCAAAGACAGCAAAGCCAATTAAGAAGAAATAGGATTAACAATGCCATTAATTCCACTAGATTTACCTGCTGGTATTTATCGCAATGGTACTGACTTGCAAAGCCAAGGGCGGTGGCGTGACAGTAATCTTGTGCGCTGGCATGACGGGACAATGCAGCCGATTCAAGGCTGGAGGCTTAGAAGCGATTCAGCAACCGCAAACATTACTAGATCATTAAGTGCCTGGTTAGACAATAGTGATAACAGATGGATAGCTGCTGGAACTTACCGCAAGCTATATATTTATGACGTTAATTCAGCTTTATATGACATAACGCCCACAGGCTTAACTGTTGGTACAGAAACTTCTATTGATGCAACAGCATTTGGTGGTGGCGTGTATGGCTCTGACGGCTATGGTGAGCCTCGTTTAGAACGCTCAACGGGTAATCCAGCGACAACGTGGTCATTAGATACGTTTGGTCAAAACTTAGTCGCCTGCTCTAGCTCAGATGGTAAAATTTATCAGTGGACGTTAAGCACAAGTACAATAGCCGCACAGGTAACTAACGCGCCTGTTGGTAACGCAGGCATCATGGTGACTGATGAAAGATTCTTATTTGCTCTTGGTGCTGCTGGCAACCCAAGAAAGGTTCAGTGGTGTGATCGTGAAAATAACACGTTATGGACTCCTGCTGCGACAAATGAAGCTGGCTCAATAGAACTGCAAACTGTTGGACGCATTCAGTGTGGTGTAAAGGTTCAGAACCAAGCGTTGATTCTAACGACTACAGACGCGCACACAGCAACGTACTCAGGCCCACCTTACGTTTATGGCATAGAGCGTGTGGGCACTTCGTGTGGCATTGTGAGCGCACAGGGGGTTGCTGTAGTAGATATGGGCGCGGTGTGGATGGGCAAGGAATCATTCTTTATGTATTCAGGCGGCACAGTTAAAGAGCTAGAGTGTGACGTTGCTGACTACTTATACAGCGACATTAACGTATCTCAAATGGCTAAAGTTGTGGCAGTTTCAAATGCTAAATTTAGTGAGATTCGCTGGTTCTATCCAAGTGATGACAATACTGAAAACAATCGTTATGTCTCGTTTAATTATCAAGAAAACACTTGGACGATAGGCCAACTTGCTAGGACGGCTGGTGTTGACGCTGGGGTTTATCGTTACCCTATTTATGCTGACCCGACCAACAAAAAGATTTACGAACATGAGGTTGGATTTAATTACGATAATTTAATTCCATTTGCTGAATCAGGCCCGATTATGATTGGTTCGGGCGAGAACATTGCTAGCATAACTCAACTAATACCTGATGAACGAAATCAGGGTGACGTTACAGCAACGATTAAGTCTCGTTTCTATCCAAATGATACTGAGCGAAGCTATGGCCCGTTCACTATGTCTAATCCTGTGTCATTGCGTATTAGTGGCAGGCAGTTACGTTTGCGTATAGACACAGCCACTTCTGGCGATTGGCGCGTGGGCATTAACAGGGTTGAAGTTAAGACGGGGGGCAGGCGGTGAGTTTACAACAAATGCCACCTAAACCGATTGGCGAAAACTGGCTAAATTGGTCACAGCGTTTAGCAACATATCTAATACAAGTTAGGTCACAATTACGTCAAAAAGCCTCGCAAGAATCTGCGGCAGAAGATGGCGTTATATTGTGGGATAGAACTGTTGGATACCCTGTAATTTCTAAAAGCGGATTGTTTGCTGGTATTGAATTAAAGTCGCCTGGTTACACTGTGGCAGCGTTGCCCACAGGTGTTGTGGGTCAAAGAGAATATGTTACTGACGCATCTTCACCCAGTTTTGGCGCAGCAGTTTCAGGTGGCGGTTCAGTAGTTATACCTGTGTTTAAAAATGCCTCGGCTTGGGTCGTGGGTTAATAATGAATGAGCTAGAACGATGCAGAGGTTGGATAGAAAGCGCCCTTGAATATGGCGGTGGCACACACAATTTTGAAGATGTGAAACGTGGTATAATTGCAGGCACATCACAACTATGGCCTGCGGCTAATTCTTGTCTTGTAACGGAGATAAATAAGCACCCACAAAAGAAGGTTTTACACGTTTTTTTGGGTGGTGGAAATCTTGAAGAAATTATAAGTATGCACGATTCAGTAATCCAGTGGGCAAAAGATCAGGGCTGTGAAAGTTTAACCATGACAGGTCGAAAAGGCTGGTCTAAAGCATTAAAGAAAAGTGGCTGGAAATCGCAGCTAGTCTTATTAGAAAAGAGGTTTTAAAATGTCATTTTTATTTGGCGGTGGCGGTGGTACTACATCAACAGGCTCGACTACAGAAATCCCCCAATGGATACAAGACGCTGGACGGAGACAATATCAGACTGGTACTGAACTGGGCCAAATAGGTTACACACCTTATTATGGTGCTGATGTAGCCGCATTTAATCCTTTGCAAACGGCTGCTTTTGATTCAACAGGAATGGCTGCTAATGCCTTTGGAATGGGTGGTGGTTCACCTACGTTTGCCACAGACGGCATACAAGCCCCTCAGACCTTTGCTGGCGGTATGCGAGGCTATTCGGGTATGCCAATGTATAACGAAGCATTAAACACTTTACAAGAGCAACGTCCGTACCAGAAGCAACAGCTTGAACAGCAATTTACTGACCCAACAACAGGGTTAACGCCAGAAGGCCGTAAAATTCAGGACATTAATTCTTTATACAACGAAGCCTTTGGTCGCAATGTTGGGCTAGAAGGTGTTTCTACATACTTGCCTTTAGTTCAGCAGGGCATGACTCAGAACGAGTTACGCAGAGTTTTATACGATAGCCCAGAAGGTCGAGCATTAGGGAAATCATCATTAGGCGCACCGATTGAAATAGGTGTAGGCGGTGGCTTGTTAGGTGGCGCACCATACACTCCACCTGTATTACCTTCTGGCTCTAGTGGTATTTTAGATTCTGTTGTAAGCCCAGCAGTTGTTCAGCCAACGATAGCTGATATTGCAGCAGGAGCAGCAACAGTAGACCCATCTATTGCAGCCGCAGCCGCAGCCGCAGCAGGGCAGCAGATGATCGGTAACACGCCAACTGATACTGATCTATCAACTGCAACACCCAGCACCTTTGATCTTTACGGCTCACAGATTGACCAGTTAATGCCCATCTATCAACAAGAGTTAGGTCGCGGAATACAAGACCCTGCGGCATTAGCATTTTATGGTGATATGTTAAAAAATGGCGTTTCTCCTGATGAAATACGCAGGCAAATCGCTGGCAGTTCAGAAGGTCAAGGTTTTGTAACTCCAGCAGAACAGGCAGCTATTAACGCTCAAAATCTAGGCTTTGGCGCAAGTTCAGTAACGGGTAATGCTTTTGATGATGATGCTCAAATTACAGCAATGAATGAACTTCTTGCAGCAAATAGAACAGGTCGAATTGATGATGGAACGCAATATGTAAATAATGACCAAGGCGATTTAATGAACGTATTTAAAGGCGCGCAAGAATATCGGCAAGGGTTTGTAAACGATTTAAGCGGTTTGCTAGACTCATTGACGGGTAGTAATGCCAACAGTTTAGTTTCATCATCAACTACTGATTCAAGTTACACCAATGGCAACAATGCCAATAACGTGACAGTGACACCTTATGGGTACAATGAACGTGATTATAAAAATAGATTTGTAAGCCCTTATTGATTAATTTTTTACGAAAACAAATGTTAGTAAGCATACTTTTTTAGTGCGACTAAAGTAGCAAAAGGAAATTATTATGGCAGCACCAGGCAACGGCATACCACAAAACATTTACCAGCAAGCCAACACTGGTATCACTAAAGCTGGTCAGGCTGCAATGACGGGTACTCAGTTTAGCCCCATGGCGATTACGGCTCCAACTGCTGCAACAATGAGCCAGTATTCAAACCCCTATGAAACGGGTGTGGTTAATCAAAACCTTGCTGACATTGAACGCTCAAGGCTTCTTGCTCAGAACAACATGGGCGCACAGGCCACAGCCGCTAACGCTTTTGGTGGCGCAAGGCATGGTATTGCAGAATCAGAGACTAATCGTGGCTTTGCAGATCGTGCAGCCGCTATGTCAGGTCAGTTAAGGCAGCAAGGTTATAACAACTCACAGCAAATGGCACGACAAGCGCAGATGCAGAACCAGCAAGCGCAGTTACAAGGCCAGCAGCAGCGTATGGGTGCAGCTAGTCAGTTAGGCACTTTGTCTAACTTAGGCTTTGGTATGGGCCAACAGATTGACGCTCAGATGCAAAACCAAGGGCTACAACAGCAAGCGGTTCAGCAAGCGGTGATTGATGCAGCTAAAGCTAGATATGCTGGATATACAGCACAACCAAACCAAGCATTAAACATGCCATTACAAGCGTTAGGTGCTGCGCCTTACAATACAAGCACGAATCAAACCCAAGGGTATTCGCCTGGTTTATTTGATTACTTAACACTTGCAGCAGGGCTTTAATTATGGGCTTATTAGATAGTATTGGCGGTTACTTAGGGAATGAAGAAAATCGTTTAAGGCTAGCCTCTGGGTTTAACAACATGAGTGGCAACCCTAACGCTGGAAACATTCAAACTGGTATTAACCAGCGTCTTAAAGGTTTGAGTAATGATCGCAAGCTAAAGGCTGCACAAGATTTAGCCACAAGTGAAAAAAATCAAGCTAAGGATGTTTTAGCAAGGCAGACAGCTATGGCTATTACTCTACTTGATAAGTTCCCAATGTTAAAGCAAGCAGTAGAAGCAGGAATAATATCACCTAATGAAGCTATTGTTTCTGCTAGAAAGGGTGGTGATGTTAAAGTTGTTGGACGATCGTTAGTAGATAGCGAAGGTAATGTTTTATTCACTTACACAGATTCTTCTAATGGTGAAACTGCTGCTTTACAAACATTAAAAGGTAGGGCAAAAGCGGCAGGGCTTGAAGATGGAACTGACGCTTATAGACAATTTATGCTTTCTGCTGGCAAACAAAACGGCCTTTCTTTAACTGTTGGCCCCGATGGTACAGTGACATTAAATCAAGGCGGAACAGGCGCATCATCAAAGCCTCTTTCTGGCAATGAAGGAAAAGCTACTGGATTCTTTATGAGAGCAAATGCCTCTAATCAGGTGATTACTGAACTTGAAGATACAGGTACAGAGTTTGGTCAATGGGTACTTGGTCAAATCCCTTTAACAAACTGGGCTAGATCACCAGAATTTCAAAGATTAGATGCAGCTAAACGAGATTGGATAAGTGCAGTTTTAAGACTTGAATCTGGTGCTGCAATAGCTGCTAGTGAGTTTGATAACTATGATAAAGCCTATTTCCCACAAGTTGGTGATTCTGCGGCTGTACTTTCGCAAAAAAGAACAACGCGAAATCTCATAGCACAGACACTTAAAGTGCAGGCTGGAAAAGGTGTCTCACAAAAATCATCACCAAGTAGTAAAGTCGGCCAGACAGTTAAGACGTATGATGCGCAGGGGAATTTAATCAGTGGCTAATGAAATAGTTATACAAGATGAAAATGGCAATGTAATTGCTGAGTTTGCAGAAGGTACAACTAATGCTGTGATTAAAAAAGTATTAGCTAGAGACTTTCCAAAAAATCAGCCTCAAGCCCCATCAGCAGATTGGATGCAGAATCTAAAAGAGCGTGACTATCTGCAACAAGCACCCTTGACTGCCCAAGCATTAAAGGCAGTAGAAGGAATACCGCTTGTAGGTGGGTGGATACAAGATATAGCAGGCGCGGTATCACCAGAACTTCAAGAAAAAACTAAAGCGTTATCAGAAGCAAAGCAAAACCAAGACCCTATTGAAAGCACTGCGCTTCAAGTTGGTGGTGCTGTAGTTCCTTCTATTATTGCTGCGCCATTAGCTGCTCCTGCATCATTTGTTAGCTGGTTATCTAAATTGCCCACAGTTCAAAAAATGGCAGCCGTGGGTGGTAGTGGTGGATTGCTTGGGTTAGTAGAAGGTTCAGTAAGTGGCGCAGGCAGAGGTGGTGAAGATGGACGCATGGAGGGGGCAGTTGAAGGTGGGGCTATCGGTGCTGCTGGCGGTCTGTTTGGTGGTTTATTGCCTCCAGCCGTTATTAAAGGTTATGAAAATCTAAAAATATCCTTTAGAAATGTTGGAGCAGAAGATATTGCAAAGTCTTTAAATATATCCGTTCCATCAGCACAAGTATTATCAGCTACATTTAGGGACGCTGGAACAGATATTAAATCGGCACTACAAAACATTTTTAATGCTGGTGAAGAGGGTATGCTTGCTGACTCTGGGTTTGCAGCGCAGGCTTTGCTTGATGCCGCAGCGTCAACAGGTG